CATGAAGCCTTTTGTAAGTCCTGTATGTTGGCATCTTTATATTTGTGCCTGTGTATATATTTTATGATGCTGCCTTCGAGATAGGAAGGGTAATTATCACCAAGTTGTTGTTTTATATATTGAATACACTCTACTCCATTATTATTGTAATGTGGTGGATGGTTAACCATATCCTTGCTCATTTCATTCTCCTTGTTAATTCGTTTCTACATTTCTGTTTGATCTTTGGTTTGGTTGATGGGTTATCAATCATATCTTTTAGCTCTTTAGTGCTGGTGCATTTAGCATAAAAATGAGTAGTGCTAATCCTTCCTGTTTGTCTGTCTCTAATCTTTTGCGATTTGCTTATCTTTATTGGCATTTTTCTTCCTTTTCTTGTTATTAAATATTTTTTCCCAATTGTCTTGGTATTGTGTTCCCTTCTCTGGTCTACGCTTGCTACCCTTACTCATCATCATCCTCTTGCATATAGTAAAAGGTTAAGCCCCAGAGAATAATAAATACAGGTATGAGCCATAGTGTGATCATTTCTTTTCTATCCTCACAAACTTACTGCCCTCAAACATCATTGCTAACTCCAGTCTCATATCCATAAGTTCTTTTGGTACACATCTAAGCAGTTCTTGTATGCTAATAAAATTAGCTTTACCCTCATGCTTGTAGCGTTGCATAGCTCTAGGTATTTCATAATCTAAGTCTGTAACATACCAAATAACTCCATCCCAATCAAAACAGCGTATATGAGGTTCAAGCGGTTTGTAACCAAGAGTCATTAGCTCATTCATCAAAGCCACATATGCTCTTCGCATCATCTGAATCATTTTCTGGGTTTGAATATCATTCTTTTCAGCAACAGATTTTTTAAATAGCTGCTCTGCTTTCATAAACTTAAGTCTAAGATCAACACCCACTAAACGATCTATTCTGTGCTTATCGCCCCAAGTAGTGTGAAACTCTTTTTTCTCTGCCTGATATTCTTCCAGCATTCTTAAAGTTACAGAGGAATATTTTTTGTTTTCTTGTTTTTTCATAGTATATAAGTCCTGACAATCAGTGGGGGAGTAGGGGTAGTACTACGTACTACTACCCTACCTACCCCATACTTCTTGCTTTTGGGGTAGTTATCTTACCCAAACTACCCCAACTAACTACCCCACTACCCCATCATAGGTATAATGTTCTTAAATTCGTATTTTTGGTAGCCATCAATAGTTTCTAAGGTGTAGATTAATTTCTTTTTAACCATCTGATTAAACTGATATTTAATCTGATCCTTATTCATATAAATAGAATTACCCTCATCATCCTCACCTAACTTTACCCTGTTTGGGTAAAAGTCAGATTGTGTTAAAAATATTTCATGTTCTGGAACGCCTTTTTCAGCAGCCCTAACAGCAGTCTCAGCTTCGAAAGCCATCCATACTTGTTTTAACTTCCACGTCATATCATCATCAGCATCAAAATTAAATTCAATCTTTTCTAAATAAGCACTGCTAATCTTTTTATCATTGATAGTTACTGAATGATCTACCAACTTGAAAGCTAATCTAGTGTTATGCAATGAGTCTTTGTTTAGCGTTTGCTCAAACGTCAAATGCATCTCGTCATCTGGTGAGTCCTTATCTCTTACAACTTTAAACTCATTATCTAATGAAGCTGGTATTACACTTGATCCCCTAGCCCTATCAGCATTGCCATGACCTGTATGATGCACCATAAGGACACAACACTTATAGTCTGCTATGAGCTTATCTAATTTGCTTATAAAGCCACCAACATCTTCAGAGCTGTTTTCATTACCACTGAATACACGTTGAAACGTGTCTAGCACCAATAAATTAAGCTCACCATGACTTGCAACTATCATCTCAATTTCTGCTATCAAGGCAGTAAAATCAGCATCATCATTAATTCTTACAGTTCTATTAGATATGTAAAAAGGTGCATCTGCTAATGATTCTCTATCATCAAGAATCGAACATCTGGAACGTATACCCCTGAGCCCCTCTCCTGCCACGTAAAGAACGCTAGATTTCTTCTTGACCCCATGACCAAAGAACTCATTACCTGATGCTATAGAAGCTGCCATAGCGATTGCAACAAACGATTTGCCTGACTTGGGTGCTCCAAATACACTAACAAGAGACTCCTGCTCAATCACATCGTCAATCAACCAATTGGGCTCATCTACTTGCTGAATGATCCTGCTAACAGGCTCAACATAAAACGCTCCTCTAGGTCTCTCGGCTGGGCTACCTAAAATATAGTCCTCAAGCTCGTCAGAGCTTAAATACAGGTTTAATTCGTTTGCTTCATGCAAATCGCCCTTTTCTGGCAAATCTTTATGTGGCTGACACGTGATGACGTTACAGCCATTTGCCCTTAAGTGCTGACCTATCTCCGCAGCAAACATGAGCCCAGCTTCGTCATTATCTGGGTATATGTAAACCTGCCTACCATAGATGCTTGACCAGTCTGTTTTATCCCAGCCCTTACAGCCCCCATGATGACAAGCAACCTGCCCAGCATATATCTGCTCGGCTGCTATGGCTGCCTTCTCACCTTCGACAATTAGCACAGGCTTATCTTCGCTTCTATCTGATAGATATAAGGGCATAAGCCCCTCTGGGCGTTTCATGTACCAAAGATCGCCACGCTTGCTAAAAGGTGCATATTTGATTTTGCTTCTAGGATGACCCTCTGGGAATCTCAGCACTGCAAATTCATCAGAGTATTTGATCTTGATGCTTGCCTGCAACCAGAGCTCGACAAATTGATCTCTGGTCAAAGATGGCGATGAAGGTGCTTCTTTTTTTGGGGAGATAAAATGAATGTCGTCAGACATTGCTCCCTCATCGCCAAAACCAAATCGTTTAAGTGTTTCGTTAATACTTTGATCAAAGTGTTTGAGTAGCCACATCGTACCACCACCCTGATCCAATTCAAAGGAATAAAATTGACCCTTCTCTTTATTTAAAACCCAAGAGCCATGAGTGCCCCAGCGAACCTCAGCCGATGTTTCAGCCTTTGGTTCGCCAAGTAACTCTAAGCCAATAGGTTTAGCTATTGATGCCCAATCCTCGTTGGTCATTAAAATGGGATGTCATCGTCAGTTACCACTGTTTTCTCAACAGGACTTTCAGCTTCTTTTTTCTTATCAGCTTCATCCTCATCATTTGCCCATGCAGGTATAACAAACTCTGCTGGTCTTGGTTTCCAAGCAACAAACTCAAACTCAGGTACTTCGCTGGAGAAACCAGAATCGAATTTAACACCTCTTGAGCCTAAGTATCTAAAGCAAGGCAACTGACCTTCGTTAGCTGCTTTTTGCATCCAGAACTTCTCACACATAGACTTAAAGCCTTGTAGCTCTCCCCATGCTGCACGTTCCCATTGCACCACTTGCTTATCGCTTGTAAAAGCCCAAACGCTAAAAGCTTTTTTCCAGCCTTCTTTGTTTTCGACTTTACTAAATGGAATATCAGAGAATTCAAACTCATAGCCACCTGAATATCTGCCCAGACCAGTCTGGATAGTATCAGGGTCTAGTAGGATGTATTCCATGTCATAGACATTCTCTCCTATATACCACGCCTTTTCTTTTGCCAAAAACTTAAGATAAGAATTTGACCCATTTCCTTCACCAGAATTTTCTTCAAAAAAATCCATAGCACGCTCCTTTTAAATCAGTGCAAAACTTTGTCTGCACCTTCGTTATATTCTGCTTCAAGACTTTCAATGTTTCTAGTCTTGTAGCTCCAAAAATCACCGACATCAGTGATCCCTAATGCTTCAGCTCCTAACAGATAGTTCTGATATTTGCGGAAACAAAACTCTTCAAAATCGTCATCAAATATTATGTGCATTGTTTAATATTACATCAATGTCATTGCACAAGTCATCAACATAGCCAACTATTACAGCTTGATTGTGGTAATGAAAATTATTGTAAATTAAGGCTGCTGGCATTACATACCTCGCTTTGTTGCGATTGTATTTATAAATAAGCACAGGTATTAAATCCTCTCCAGCACTTTCACAAGCTTGAGCCCACCATTTCTCTTGGGCAAAGGTTGATCCTTTGCCTGCATAACACTTGCACTCAATTGCAAAATTACGCCAGTAAATATCAGCCATTCCTTTATTCTGATATTGATCAAGATTCCTTTTAACAGTTTCATCAAATCCACGTTTCTCACAAAAGCTATTAATCAGCTTAACAATGGTTCGCTCAAAAGCTGCACCCTTGTTTCTGGAATTTACCACTGCTCGCCATAATCTTGCTCATACAATCTCACAAGCTGTTCAAAGTCATGGGGTGATTCAGTCCTTTTAATTGATCCATCGTTGTACATGACTTCTCTGGAATCATCGTTATAGGTTATTTCATAAAAGCCATCGCCATATCTTGTTTGCATATAGTGAGACTTCACCCTTTTAGCCCACTCATAGACATCATTCTTTAAGGCTTGTAGCTTAACTATGTCTGTGTACTGGCTCATTTCTTTTGAGATTCAGCTTCACAAATACCAAGCTTTATAAAATAACCAGCTATGTCGCCAATACTTTTTTTACTATTATCAACTTTGTATTTCCAGAGCAGTTGATGGATGTCTTTATCCACCCAAACTGCTTCCTTAACTGGACGTTCTGTCAACTTATTTTTTTTATTTTTTAATTCAATTGTCATATCTTAACTCTCCTAAGTAATTGTATAATAAATTTGGGCAGTGGCAAAACTCTCCTTATAACGCTCCCTTCAAGTCTGCTGCCCCTCGATCCTTAATCCTCACCATCTTACGTCTAACGCTTCTGGCTTCCTTAGCAGGCACTACCTTCTCAGGAGTAGCCTTGTAATTAATGTAGCCCCAGTCAAGACTATATGAGCCACAAACAGCTTTTTCATGATTGGCTATCTTTTCCATCAATGCAGTTTGTATGCAGTCCTGTTCTTCCTTCAGCTCTTTAATCTCAGCATCAATGTTTTCATGCCTTGCAATCATTCCAGATAAAGAATCATCTATTTCCAAGACATCCTCAGCCACTGGAATATCTTCAAACATCGCATAAGCATCATCAGAAGTTTCAGGATCAAAGTAAGTTTCTGTCTTAACTCTTTTCTGCCAGTCCTCAGCTAAAACTCTTAGCTCCTCGCTGAAGGATGGATCACGCTCATAGAAGAAGTATCTAATCTCATTAGCAATATGACTAAAGACCACCAGAACACCCCAAGAACAACCAGTAATTTCAACTTGAGTTTTTAACTGAATCCAACCACGCCAATCTTCAGGATAGTCCTTTGGATAGTCTTTGGTTAATTTACACTCGATGATGCCTTTACCATTAAGATTCATTATTGCTCACCACATAAATACCCTTAGCAGGGTCAGTTTCAATCTCTAAGTTATCAGCCATTGCTGTTCCGTCTAAAGAACATTCAACTGGAAAAAATGGATGGGTGAAAGCTTCTGGAAACTCAGTCTGCACATCCGTCAGTCCAAGCTTCTTAGCTGCATATCTAATAATGCCTTCTTCAAAGAAGTCTCCTAACTCCATAGCTGTGTTTTGGTCAAACCTAACAACCTCACCATGCTTGGCTTTAATGTTTTGTTGCAACTGACGTTGCCTAGATTTGTATTTGCCTTTGCCCATAGCAGTAGCTGCTATTGATGCTGAAAGCCCATCGTCTCTGGTTAATTTACTTACCATTTATATCTCCTGTATTTTAATCAAAAATATATTGTGCTATACATTAATATAAATGTAAAGATATATAATTAATTAATTTCAGAGATAATATTTTGCAGGTTTTTGAGAGCATCGTTGTTTTTCATATGCTCATCAGAGATGGTGATTTGGTTTTTAGTTTGTGGCAGCATGAATACCACGTTCTTATGCCCCAGAGATACCAGAGCAAATAGATCAATGCTGTTACGTTTATAAGTTCTGTTTTTAGCATGAAGCCCACGCCTTAGATCAAAACGCCAGTTTAATCTGGCTTTTTCTATCTTAGTTGCAGTTTTAACTTGGCAACGATACAGGTTGAGTTTGTATTCAAAGATAATATCTGCTGAAGCCCCATGAGGTACGATTAGAACTGTGGTTATCTCATTGACCAGAGACAAGTAAGCTGCTGCTAGATATTCGCCAAAATCCCCAACAGATTTAGGGTTAGCCATAGCTTATTCCTTACAGCTTTTTAATTGCTCCGAGTTGAATATGGCACGTCTGCCTACTTGTTCTGCATATTTGCTGTTGAGTAACTCATCACCAGCCTTTTCCCATTCGTTAAGTTCCATATAACTTCTGGTCATTCTAAAACTCATCCAAGTGTTGATGCCCATGTTAAATACCACATCAATACAAACGTATTGAGCTGTGATAGGAAGCTTACGCCAAGTTATCCAGTGCTTGTCTAAATCTTTAATGACGTTAGTAATATCATTGTTAAGCAGATACATGGCTTCTTCTTCTGTGATGCCATTGGTCTCAAGATTCCTACCCACGCCCACGCTGGTATATCCTGTGGGGCAAGTGTAGCTTTTTAGAATTAAGCCCTCAAAATCTATCAGCCTTTTTCTAATAAGCTCTCTATCAAAATGTTTATCTTCTCTAGGCATATTAGCGTACATTATTTCTCCTTTTTATTACTAGCTCCAAAATAAAAAGATATAACTGCTGTAGCTATACCTGTTAATGATCCAATGATCAGCATGACAATATCGTCAGAGCTATCATCAATTGGAAAAGCAGTAATAAAAAAGATGTAACCCATAAAGCCAATCATTGAAAGTAAGCCTAAGACTTTAGGAGTCCAGTCATTGCTAAATTTATTTCTAGCATCTTGGATGTCTTGAGTCTCAAGAGCAAAAACATCTATATCCATTTGTTTCATTTGGATTTCAAAGTTTTGTTCTGCTTCTTTAAGTCTAAGCAACTGTTCTGGTGTTGCATCACCTAGAGCTTGTTCTATTGATCTAGGCTCTGGCTTGCAACCTAGTGCATCAGCCACCATGTTCACAGCCATGCCAGCAACAGGTGAACCCATGCCAGCAGCAATCGTTGGCACTAAGCCACCTATCAGGCTTTTAATTTTGTTGAATTTCATTATGTGAATAGAGTCCTTAGAGTTAAGGTCAACAAACTAGCACCTATGGTTGTAAGACCACCAATCATCCACCACATCATTCTGGTGATAGATGCTTCTAGTTTGTCTAGTTGTTTGAAATTAGTTCTCCAGCGTTCAGCACATTCAGTTTCATGGCGAATAAGCTCAGTATGAACTGTTGCTGCTGTTGGCTTGGAGTTAGGCATTATTTCTTAAGTTTCTTGATTTCTTCTTTGTGTACCCAAACTAGGACACA